AGGTTATCTCCATTTTTATCTGGAAACATGCCTTCAGGTACCTTTGTTGTTGTATCTTGTTCAAATGTGCGAAGAAAATACTGTGGTTTACCATCTTTCATTCTGCTTCCTGTATAGAGAACAGTAGTAAAATGTTGCTCTAATTTTGACTCAAACTCCTTGCCGTGTACTGACATCATTCTTTTCTTACCTTCACCTTCTACCTTGAGCCACTCATCATGTGAGAACACAATAATGTCTTTCTCAATGTTCTTGAGAATTTCAATGTATTCATACACCTGACGATTGTAATTCTTGTAGATATCAAAACCAGTAAAGTTTACAGACATTTCCTTATTCAAACTATTAAACGCCATTGTTTGACTATCAATAATTATTCTCTTAATAGTAGGATCTGCTCCATACTTCTCAAGGTTAGCTTTGAATGATGGCCAATTCTTTGGCATACCCATATGCTTAAACTGTCCACCATCTTTAAATGGCAATGGTTTCCTTTCCATATTGATGTAACCAGTAGTTTCTCTGTCTACTGTTTTAGACAGATATGACTTTCCGGTACCAGTGGGTCCAACGATTGCAATTTTACTATAAAACGTCCTCTCTAATACAGGTGACTCTTTCTGCCCTGTACCTTTTTCTGTACTCATATAATTGATTAATTGGTTACGGTTGTTTTGTACCTCTAAGTATACTTATTTGATACTCAAGGTTATCATTTAACTGATTAAGTTCTTCATTTTCTGCTTCAAGTTCTTCTAATATATCTTTAAGCCAATCTATTGTATTAACAGCTTCACTTACTCTTCTCTCTTCTTTGTAATCCATTTTGTTTTGTTTTTATTGTTAGAGAAAATAATACCCACTTATAACTTTTTCATAAAGATCTTCAGTAACATCTTTTGATTTTGGCAACTCTTTAAACATACCGGTAGCACCATGAAATGCACAACCTAATCTTATAGAATCTTCACCGTAAGTATTTTTTAAAATTTTAAGACTTCTAAAATGTTTGGCACCTGTATCCTTGTTTACAAATCTATTTGCATCATATCCTGGTACAGTTGTATTATACCTAATAGGATCAAATAAACTAATTACAACATCTGCAGCTTCTGCAGGTGCACCAGATTCTTTAATTTGATCTACAGTAGGTTCAAATGAATCCATTTTTTGATACATCACATTACCCAAATCTCTGGTTATTTGTGCAACAAATACAGGGCTATAACCAAGAAAATCTCTCCATTCTTGAGCATACTCTGAAAGTTTATCAATTGCTTCCTTTTTTGTACCACAACCTTTTTCTAATCGGGTAAGCCCCATGTGATCTACTATAGGTATTACAATTTCATGAGGATTGTCTGCAACATATACTTTTTTACGTTCACTAACTTCTTCTATTTTACCTCTTTTACTGGCAAAATCTTTCATGTGCTTGTAACATCCTGTAGGATTATTTGCCCCTTCAATTATTGTTACAAATTCACATAATTCATTAATGTAGTCCTCATGCATTAGTATCAGGTCATGTTCGTCTTTTGTTAGTTTATTATCTTCCCACCAACCTAACATTTTACCTATAGGTATTAACTTACCATGGTCTCTAAAGATTTTTCTTGATAGCCATTTACTTTTAGTATACAACTTACTTCTTTCAAAGGAGAACAAAACAACTTTTATATCAACTTTTGATTTATGCTTATTTTGCATGTACCATTCAAAAGGATTTAAAATCCATGCATCATGAACAAGACTTGATTTACCTGATCCTGTAGAACCGAATACAAGAGTCATTATTCTCTTTCTTATGCCCATGTATTTATTAAGTCTTTCAAACCCCATTGGTATGGTATAGTTCTTACCTTCATTGCCGGCATTTATTTCAGATAAAATCTGCTCAAATTCACTCATCATATTTCAACATAGTTAGATTGTTCCTCTTCATCAGATGTCCCCTTTAACTCCTCATCTTTGTAATACTTAAACTTACCACCATTAAGATAAGCAACAGTTGCTTTCATGTATTGAAAGTCATTGTACTTAGGGTCTTTATGGTTGTAACTTGCTACCTTTCTCATCTCTATTTCTACCTTGAGGCAGTAGAGCATATCTTCATCTGTAAATCCTGCAGCTTTCTTTGCTTCTTTATATGCCTTAAAGGTCTTCTCTTTATCATCTCTCAATGCTCTGGTACCAGTAAACTTCCTGCCTTTAAATAAGAAGTTCATACTTGCCGGATATGTACACCACCACTCTTGAAATGCATTAGGGTAATCGTCTTCTGTCTTCTTTTGTCGAACTGGCTTGTATTGCTTGTGCCAGTCCTCGTAACCACCATCAGGATTGTTCTGTAAGAACTCCTTAATGTTATTGAATTGAGGTAGTGTTACTGACATTTTGTGTATTTGAAAAGGGTTACGAATTTACAATAAATAACCGGTACTTGCAAGTTTAAAAAAAAACTAATTTAATTAGTGTGACCAGTAAACACATACATTTCCAGATGCTCCCATTTTTACTTTTTTACAAAATAAATTAGCACCTTCAATCATTTTTTCTTCAAGTAATTTTAAACCTTGCTCTGCAAATTCTTTTTTGGACTCTGCAAGACACTCATCATGGACAAGTGATGTAAGATATACAGTATCTCTTAGATTATTTTCTAATTGGTATCGTCTAAATAATACACCGGCCATTTTTGTTTGTGATCCACTTAAACCTTGTATAGGATAATTTTGACTGCATCTTTCTAAACTGCCTTTAAGAGAAAAATATTCACTCCAGTATTTCTTTATTTCTGGATGTTCTTTATTGATTTCTTCTTTTACTTCTTGTTTTGCTTCCTGTGAAAGATCTTTATAATTACTAGGATAAAATGACCAGGCTTTTTCAACAAGTTCTTGCATTTTTTTAAAATCTGGTTCCCAATATCTCCTATCTGGTACAATGTCTACATAGCCTTTCTTTACAGCTTTTTCTCTTCCGGATTTAAAATAATTATCTAATGCAGGAAAAGCTTTCATATAGCTATCAATAAACTCTTGTGCTACTTCCTCTTCCACACCAAAATCATCTTTCAAAGTATATGCAGAACCACCATATGCAATTTTAAATGAGATACTTTTAGCAGCATTTCTTTCCTCCGGGTGTGTCTTTTTAGACACTATAAGATCAGGTTCATTCCTCATCAGAGAAAACATTTTGGTAGCAGTAAAACTATGGTAGTCTTCTCCATGTATAGGATGTCCATCATTAAAAAAACTGATCATAGCAGCATCACCAGATACCTCTGCAAGTACTCTTGATTCTTGTGAACTATAATCGGCATTAAGTAAAGAATAACCTTCAGGTGCAACAAATGCCTTTCTGTAATTTACATCAGCAGGAATATTTTGAAGATTTGGATTCTTACTACTTATTCTACCGGTGTTAAGTATCTGTCGGTAAGAACTGTGTAATCTACCAGTTATTGGATGTACATACTTTAAAAAATCTTTACCAAATGTTGTGCAAGATTGCTCAGAGGTTTTAAGTAAAAGATAATTAAGTATGAGATCATTTTTAGGATCTACAATATCTGTTTCTTTATCATCCATGTACATTTCTTTGTACTTACTTGGTAATAACTTTAGTAAAGCTTTAGCACCTACCGTATACTCAACATAACCAGTACTTTTACTTTTTTCCTGTGGACAATAACCAAGTTTTTTCATTAAAGTAATTACTTGTTTACTACTAGACCATTCTATAGTACACTGTATATTGGTATTAAAAAGATCCGGAACAGAGCAGAATTTTATGTCTTCTTTAAAGTTATCTACTACCCATTTGTCAAGTTTTTCTTTTCTTTTCTGGTATATTACTAAATTTTCTTCATATGTTTTTAACCATTGTTCTTGGTCAAATGTCATACCTTTTAGTTCTATATCAGCTAATACAAGACAAAACTCATTTTCAATATCATTTACCTGTACAGGTTTATAACCATTATACCCTAAAGCTTGTTTTTTTTTAATCTCTATAGGATATGTAATATCATCAGCACCATATAAAATCTGTTCTTCTGTAAATGATTTTAAACCAATATTAAGAAAGCCCATACGAATTGACTTATCTATATATGCAGCATCTTCATCCTCTTCTATAAAAAGATCTTTTTGCTTTTCTACTGGTTTAATACCTAAATACCTACCGGCTAGTTTTTCTAAAGAATAACCAAGACTGAGACCATTAGTTAAATTTTGTTCAACAAGCATCGTGTCATATATCTTATGATGTATTATACCATAATTATGTAACAAATGCTTTACTTCAAATTTAAGGTTATGACCAATCCATAGTCTTTCTTTATTTTCCCATAATGGTAATAAGATTGAGATATCTACTGATCTAGTATCAATTACAAATACTTGTTCTTTAGTACCTAATTGTAACATCACAACTTTACTAAGATATGGATCAAGTCCCGGAGAATATACCTGTTCATTTTTATAAGTATTTTTAGGAAACTTATAAGTTGTCTCAATATCCTCACCAATTTCCATCTTATCTTTCAGATAGTTATAACACTTTTGTATTGTACTATATTGTACAGCATCTGAATACTCTGCTACTGGTCCTATGAACCATATCTTAGGTTGTGTTATCATAAACTTCTTAATTTATCTATTGCTTTTTGTTCAGCCACCATCATTTTTTAATGTACTAGAATACATAAACTCTCTCAAATTTCAGGTCGTTAGTATTCATAAACTATTTATTTAAAAGTTACATCTTCAACTTCTATAATTATCTCAGGTTTCTTTTCCTGTTTAGGAGCAGCAGTTGTTACAATTATTGCATCTGCAAAGCTATCTAAACCTACCTGTAGTTTAGTAAACATCTGCATGTCTACAGGTTGTTGACATAACTCCTTTAACAGTTCTTTTTCCCGGTCATTAGATGGTACCAATACTAATTGTATCTTGCCATTTACTATAAAACTTGTCTTCATATTTTACATTTTTTACAATCAGCTATACGTGACATAAGCTTCATGCTGTGAATATTTAGTTTCTGATTTGCTGTAATACCTGTTAACCTGGTATTTCTATCAAGTTGATAAGTTTCAGCTTTAATGCGAATTGTCTTTTTGATCGCATCTAATCTCTGAAGGATCTCTCTTTTACGAGCTTCAGATGCAAACCATCTTTGTTGGCCGGTTGGTCTTGCA